TTTCTCGTATAATTAAACTTGAAAAAGTTTGATTTCTATTAACAAAATTAATGACTTCATCTTGTACTTCTTTTGATACTACAGCTAAACCAAAGTCTCCAATTTTATCTGTACCACTTAATGAACGAATGCCATCAGGTCCTAGAAACAATATATCGCCACCAATTTCTTGTATGGTATCTTCATGTATACATCCTATATCTAATGTAATAGGCTGTAAATTAAAATCAGATTCAGATGAACCTACTAATCTAAGAATACTTCTTTCAGTAAAAATAATTAACTGCTCACGAAAAACTATTAGTCCTGTAATAACACCACCAACATTAATAGTTCCAGCACCAGATGCTGCAGTAAAATCTGTTTCATCAAAATCTGTTGTATAAGTTAACGTAGAACCTTTACCATATAATATTCTATTCTTAAAGTTCACAACATGTGAACTACCTACAACATCATTAGGTGCATCATTTAAAACTGTAAATACTGAACCATCATATTTAAAAGGAGCATTAGCACCATCAACACCTATTGCAGTTTCTGTTCCTGCAAAATTAAATGTAGCAAATCTATGTCTTGTCATTGAGCTTCTACTACATGATAAGAATGTAATAGCTTGGTTACTACTTACTGCCGCAGCTAAATTAGGGTCTATACTAATTGTTTGTGTTCCTGTTCCTGTTGCACTTGACGTTACTGTATATACTTTATCAATACCTGCAATAGTAAACGTATCACCTGCTTGTGGTTTAGCTGTTAATCCAGCCATACTAATACTACTTGCATTTGAATTGTTAGTACCATTAGCAGTTACAGTTCCATATGAAGGTACATTAATACGTGTCCATCCTGATGCTGCACCTGCTGAGTTCCATATATTATTTCCACGACAAGCAATTGCTGTATCTTCAAACGCTAGTAATCCTTCTATATCACCTGAACCTGTTTGAAAAGTTACAGCCGCTTTTGTAGCAGCCGTAGATGCGATAGCTGGCGATACATTAAAAGTAACTCGCTTCTTTGTTGCTAAATCTGTAGGTGTTACAGTTCCTACTGTGTATGTTGTGTTATCTCCTGCAATTTTAAATGTGTCACCTTGCGTTGGTGCTATATCTATATTAGCTAATGTGATTGCAGTCGAAGTTGCTGCTTCTTCTTCAAAAATCATAGGCTCACCATAGTAAGGAATAATGTTATCATCAAACTTACTAAAGCCTTCTATTCTCCTATACCCACCTTGAACAGAAGGTTCAAAGTTACTAAGTATTCTTGCACTACTAGGTTTTAACATACCATGCTGTAGTGGTGAAAGATTAGAAATTAACCCACCTTTAAATGGTAATGGATATGTTTTCCATGCATCAGGCATATTATAATGAATCCAAAGATGAACCTGAGTTGGTTAAAGATGAACCTACTCTACCTCTACCACCTGCTACTGTTGGTATCATATAAGAACGAACATAGGTATAATTATTAATTAATAATGAACGCATATGTTTAACACCCTCATCAAATTTTTCTTTAGCTATTATAGCATCTTGCGAATTACCTCTAAATAAATAAGCATAATGCATTGCTCCATCTATAATAATATGCCTAAATCTTTCAGGTATATTAGGAACATCAGTAGCGTTTAATAATTCAACAGCAATCCTATAATATTCATACACTAAAGTATATGCTTTTTTAGGTACAGGTTCAATAATATATTCTAATGAAGGAGCATTAATAATATGACGAGGTACTCCTTGTGTAGGATTGCTTTTGTATTCTTGGTCTACAAATTTATCTAGGTATTCATTATAACTAAACTCTCTTAATTTAACTGTTGAATTACCTAATGTACTGTCTTCTTTAATTCTAAATGTTTTAAAGTTTATTGTTTTAGCATCGTCAGGAAATGGATAACGTGCTGTATTTACTGTAAGTATATCTTCTTGTGTCACATGATTAAAGGGCCATTCATATTCAGATTGATTAATATATCGTATAGCAGAGTTAACTGCATCTTTACCTAAATCATAAAAACCTTTTGCTGTAGCAAAATTAGATGATGTTAATTGTACTTCATTAACTCTTCTATTTACATCATTTACTAAACCTAAAAAATTATATGCCATTTTATTTATCCCTTACTGCTAATTTAATACTTCTTTTTGCTACACTTCCTGTGCTATCTGTCATTGCACAAAACCAAGTATATTCTCTATTAGCTACACCACCTTCTATTTGTATTGTACAAATTTGTGATGTGCTATCTAAAGTTGTTGCACCTATTTTTGATATGGTATCTGTTGTTGCACTACTTGATGCTGCTGTTAATGTTTGACCATCGCCTATTACAGTTTCCGTGTTATAAACATTTGATTTAACAGACCAAACTGTACTTGAAATTGTTGCAGTACCTAAAAAACGTGACCAATCAATACTATAGTCAAGCCGTTCATCTGGGTCTTTAATGGGCCATCTAAAAGACATTGTTACTCCCTTACTAAAATTGTTCTTTCTGCTGATGTAGAGGTTCGTTCAATTAGTATTGTACGGACTTCATCAGGTATTCTAATTGTTCTTTGACTTGATGTAGAATCAGCCTTAACATAAATACGTCTATTTTCTTCTTTAATTAAAATTGTTCTTTCACTTGCTGTTGACATTATGCTGCTCTTGAAACATAAACAGTACGTTTTCTGCTATAGTTATCAGCATGTGCTTGAAAGTTAAATACTGTAGCTGTTATAGTGCTATTAGTAGCTACTGTAGTTGTAGCTGTAACATTACTTAATATTTCAACGGCTTCTTCAATTACATTTTCTACTGTTGTAGTTAAGGTAATTGCTGTTGGAAATTCTACAACAGAAACCCCTAATGTTTCTACTATAGTTGTAACACTAACTGTGTTGTTTGTCAAGTCTTTTGTGCTATTAATAATAAAAGTAACATTATTAACTGCACTTGTTGCTGTTACAGCAGCATCACCAATAACTTCTGTTACATTTTCTACAAACTCTGTAGCTATAGCTGTAGCACTAACACTATCTAATACTTCTGTTATAGTAGGTACAACTGTTCCAATAGAACTTGTAGCTTCTATAGATGTTGGAGATTGTGCTGTTGCAACACTACTAATAATAAAGGTAACACTATTAACTACACCTGTTGCTGTAACATTTTCTAATGTTACTAAAGTTGGCTCTAGGGCAGAAAATGGTGTAGTTGAAAATGGATTAGTACTAAACATTATATGTTTTTACTCACCAGTTGTAGTTTTTGAAACCCAGTGTTCCGGCCAATTAATATTAAACGGGTCACTATTTTTTTGTGGTACTTGTCTTAATTCTTCTATATAGTTATCTACAATTTCAATATTAATTGTTGGCGTTACTTTTCTTCTAACTTCACTTAAATATTGTTCAATGTATTTAGATTGACCTCTAATTAATGCATCTCTTTCTTCTCTAACCATACCCCATTGTTGTTCTTTTTTAGCTTGTGCATCTAGTTCTGGCAAATCTTTTACTACCCATTCAGTTCCACTCCATGATAAAGTTTGCATTGTAGAAATAGATGGCTTAGAACTTACCTCTACAATATTTGCATTTTTTAAATCATCTTCAGTAAATGTTGTAACATCTGTTTTAGTAGAACCATCAGGAAATGTAATTCTATGTGGTAAACCATACACAGGATAAGCCTTATTTATACTATAATATTTAGTCATATAATTTTCCCTATTAATTATTGCCCATATATATTTTGAAGTTCATTAACTAATGCAGTTTGTTCTGCACTTGTATATGGTCTATTTGCCCATCCTGACATTATCCATCTATGGTCATTAGCACCATTAGACCAATAAATAGAATCGTGAAAAAATGGTCTAGCAGTATTTTTTGTTCCATCAGTAAGAGTAATTGTATTACCCATACCATTACCATGAACAAAACAATAATAAATTAATCCAGTAGTTGGTGCATCTACATCAATTTCAATAACTACCTTTCTATCACCGGAACTTCTACCAGCATTAAATGTAGTTACATTTGTATAGTCAGAGTAAGAAGCTGCAGAACCATTTAAATAATAAGTAACACCAGTTTGGTAAGCAGAACTACCATTTTTAAATACTAAGGGGTGTCCATCATTTGTTGAATCTGTTTGGTCAAAAGTATATGTACTTTCTCTCTTTAGATTTATTGGTGGATAAGAAACACCATCTAACACAAAACGATTAGCACCCCCTGATGCTGCAACAGTAACTGCATATGTTACTGCTTCATTGTTAGTATCAACATCTTGTCCTAAACTATTAGAAGAAATACTCCATGCACTATTACTTAAAGAAGAAACACTTGCACCTGTTATTGCGTTTTCAATTATATTAGTTACGTGCATTGTACTATTATTAAAATCATTTGAAGTAGCCGTTCCAAAATTATAAACAATACAAGCATATTCAATATTAGTAGTATTCCAACTTTCCCACCATTTATATGCCCATGGTGCGTTATTACTACCACTAGTATCTGCTCCTCTTGGAGTATACATTATATGATAGTCACTAGAACTAGTATACTGATATTCAAAATATGCAGGTTCACTATACTGATAACTAGTACTAGGATTTCTTCCACCTGTAAATGCACTAGACTTTTCACAAAGACCTGAATATAACATATACCTTCCCCACATTTGAGTAGTACTACTATAAGAGTAAGGTTGTTTTACATAAAAAAAAGTAAATCCCCCATTTCTTCTAATAGCACTTCCATCTGAAGTATTTGAATTTGGACAAAAATCAAGGTCATTAGCAAAAGTTAAATAGTATCTTGTTTCACCACTATTCGTTGTATATGAAGTTTTTACTATATCTTTATCAGCAATCCAACTTGCTTCAGGTAATGGTTTGTTAGCAAGATTATATGTTGTATTATTATAAAAACCCCACCTGTCTTGATTTTGTGTTGCTGTATTAGCAGATATTGTTCCTGTATTACCTGTTAAAAATCCGTCTGCTTCCCATATCCATTGAATTGATGGGTTAGATACTGCCCATTGATTAACAACAGGACCTGTTGCATCTACAATAGTAATATTACTAGATTCTCCAAGTAACTGAGTACATGCTGAATCTTTATATATTCCAAATTTAACTACATTACTTTCAGAATCTGCTGGATATTCAGCCCTAAAAGTATAGTAAAATGTAATATTATTATTAGTAGGATAGGTTTGTGGAAAATAAAAACTACCAGTAAGATTACCTACAAGCATATCATTACTATCTATCGCAGTACCAGAAACTGTAGTCCACTTATAATATAAAGTATTATTAGGACTATAACCTTTTCCATTGACAACTATAGTAAATGCAACACCCTCAGTAACACTGGTAGAAGAAGGAGTTACTTCTGTAATTAATTTAGTGGTGGGCCATTTTAAATCCTTATTATATGTGTATTGGTCAAACATATCAAATACACCACTAGTTGTACTACTATATCCTGCATTATCAATTTGTTGACGTTTACCTATTATTCCGTGATTTCTTCTCATATTAACTTTCTATTTTATGTTATATTAGTTGGAGTTACAACTTTATTTTTAGATGCTATTACAGCAAATCCGTGTCCACCAGCAGTTAAGTAATTTCCTTTTTTACATTTTTGAAATAGAAGCTGACCACTTGCAGTTAAATCCGTACCAAAATACGTTGAAGTATATGACTGCAAATCTGCGTAAGCTGTATATCCAACTATCCCACCTCCAGCTCCATTTGCAGTATAAAGTGCCGCTTGTCTCATGGCACTTGACCAAATTGGTACTCCTGCACCTTGTGTTGCGTTCCAAGAGTTAGTATAGTCAGTAAACAAAAGAATACCACCACCTGCTCCTGTACCACCACAATCACTACTATGACCACCTCCACCACCACCACCCATAGGAACTACTTCTGTAGTATACCCATTTACAGTTGTAGTAGTAGATATGTACCCACCATTTATACCTGTTTGAGTACCTCTATTATTATCTCCACCAGAACCAGCACTGCCACCACCAGCACCACCACCACCGGCACCACCATTGTGACCTGCACTATAGTAATGTGCTGAACCACCAAACAATTGATTTTGAACACTAGCTGAACCACCAGTTAAGTTTGAACTAGAAGTAGGAGATGGACCACCAGTACCACCACTGCCATCAAATCCATTTTTTGCGTAGCTGTTTGGGTATTGAGTATTATAACTTGTTCCACCAACACCAAATCCGGGTCCACCACTATTTGCTGTAAAAGCATGTGAAGCTGCGGCACCCCCACCACCTACTATTCCTACATAGTTATTCCAGTTAGCTTGATTTAATGTAAAATTTGCTTTTAAATATGAGCCGCCACCACCTGAACCTGAACTATAAGTATTTCCACCAACTGAACCAGCACCACCTCTCATAACATAAGTATTAGAATTTAAAGCAGGATTGGCAGTAGTGCCATTTACAGCATTATTATTTTGTCCACCAGCACCAACTCCAACTTCATAACTTCCCGGTGGTAAAAATGCTTCAAACCAAAAAAGACCACCATAACCACCATAGTAACTAGCTTGAGTCATACCACCACCACCACCTCCTCCTAAAAATACTCGGTAAGTTCCACCACTTAATGTAATTGTTGATTCATTAAGTGCTGTTACTACGAATGCTTCATAAGAATAGGGATGAAGATGTGCTTTAACTATATCATATCTTTTGTCTTTAGTGGTTGTGTTAGCAGTATCACTGCCTATTGTACTATTTTCTTGAAAATAATTGAAAGTCATATTTATGCATCGTCTATTTCTTCATATGAACAGACAGCACTTAAATCTCCTGCAGCACTTGCATCTAATTTAATTTCCATATCTTCTTCTAAATAAATACTTGTATCTTTAGATATAACAACAAGAGTAGCGTCTGCAGGAACTGAAATTGTATGAGCTAGAGTTGCTAAAAGAGTACCATTTGCTTGACAAAGTGTAACAGTTATATCTGCTGCGTTTGTACCATCAATATTAGCAATAATAAGTGAATTAATTTTTAATACTTTATTACTACTTGCCGCATTTTCTAATAAGGTATCATTACTTGTACTTATGTCTTGGTCATAAACTGTTTTACCTAATATTGAAGTTACATTTGCTATGTTTGGAGCTGCCATATTTTATTCTCTCTTTCTTTTATCCAAAAACTATTGCTAATCCTATAGCTTTATTTACAGTAGGTATAATCTTAGTATTATGTTTTAATGCACCATCTGCAACTAACTCTAAAATACCATCTGCTGATTGATGAATGTACGTGTCAGCATCACCAAACATTAATTTTTTATCACTATTTATTCTTAAACCTACATCATGTACATGAACAAGTTCTACATCAAAATCTACACCAAATCTTACTTTAGAACCATCTGAATTTAACTTTAAGTTATTACCTAATACTAGATTTTTTTCATGTTCAAATCTCGCTACTTCAGTAGCTGCACCTGAAGAACCTAATTTAAATACTAAGTCAGTTTGATTAACAGTTTGACTAAAGGTAGCATCGGCTTCAGCTTCAATAGCTGCGGCAGTTGTAGCACCATCATTACCAAGAGCATAATCAGGTGTAGCAAATTTTATAGAACCAATAATGTCATTATTTGCTGGGTCAAGTTCGCTTGATTCTAAATTTAATGTACCACCATCATTTGCATCAGTACCTTTAAGTGTTAATTCAGTAATAGAAGGATTAAAAGTAAAGTCTGATGTATTATTAACACTATCTAATAATTTGTTTGAATTGTCGTGAAAAGCTACAGGAAAATGTGTATTAGTTGTACTGTTTGTAACTGCTACTGAGTCACACGTACCACTTAAAAAAGTTATACCTGCACTACTAATGAGAAATATAGGAGTAGAACCTTCTATTAATGTAACACCACCACCAGTACCAAAAGTAAAATCTACATTTCCTGCTGATGTAAGGTTTAATACTTGACTAGCATCTAAGGTAACATCACCATCTGCATCAAGTAAAATATCACCACTAGCACCTGTTGCATCCGTAGTAGCAATCGTAAATGTACCATTTGTTCCTGCTGTTAATGTGGCTGTATCATTAGCAGAACCTGTCATAGTAATAACTTTACCATTAACTGTTATATCACTTGTAAGTGCAACTACATCAGTAGCATCTTTATATATTGCTTTATCTGCAGGTTGTGTAATAAAAACTGTAGGTGTAGAATTAGAGGGCCAATTAACTTTATTATTACTATTTGTACTTTTAATAACATTTCCATCAGTTCGTGTTAACACTGCTCCTGATGTAGCAAATGTACCTATTCCTATTTCAAAATTACCTACACCATCTATTGCTGTATAGTAAGTAGTATTACCATCGCCTACACCAGTAAAGTCTACAAAACCTGTTTCTGGAGTATTGGTTAGGGTATAGTTAGGCAAAGTGCCAGTCATACTAGTAGCAACTACTTTTGCTCTATCTAATAGAACATGAGCCATATTATATTTCCTATGCTATACGAATAATTGCTGTATTATGAGCCGCTGCAGGAATCTGTACAGTAAATGTACCTGCAGTAGATGCAACTGTTCCACCAAAACTAATAATAGCTATTGCTTTATTTCCGTTAGTTGAATTATATATAAAAGCACCTGATGCCGATATTGTAGCATTTGTAAATGTTACATCATCAAAATCTACAAATGCTACATCATTAGTATCATCAACAGATACTTGAACATTTTGTAAAGTAGCACCCCCTGTAGTATAGCCATTACCATTTGCTACTTCATCAGTTGTTGATGCTATAAGCTCTGAATAATTTTCAATAACATGGTCATAAGTACGAGACTCACCAGACTTTATTAATGCCATTTTTAAAGTATCTGATTCTAATTGATGTCCCTCTTTTAGTATTTCACCTTTAAATGAATTAACCATACATGTAACGACAGCCATTTTTTTTAACTCCTCATTGGGTCAGGATATTCTTCAATAAATGCTGATGCTTCTAAATCGTCTGCAGCACTTGCCAATGCCTTTAATATATCTCCTGACTCTAATATAATGTTGGCACTATCTATTCTTAAATATGTATTTTGAGCAACAGGTTTTGTACTTACTAAATTAAATGTATTTCCTGTTGATGTATCAACAATCTGTATTGTTAGGTTTGCACTTGCACTACCATCTACATTACTTACAATAATTTCTTTTACTACTGCTGTTCTATTTGTAGGACATGTATATAATACACCTGCACTTCCTGTTGGAATATCTAAAAATGCATTAACTCTTCTTTTTGATTCATATGTCATACGTTAAATTCCTTTTAAAAAAGAGGGCAAGTTTTACCCTGCCCCCTTAGATTGTACGAGTTACGCTAATGTATCTCTGTCAACTTCATCAGCAACCATGTCGCTACCCATATCTGAACAATCCATAAGAAGTGCCCAAATACGAAACTTACCTGTAGTAACTGCACCACCTGAAAGTGTTACAATTTTTAGGTCAATGTTGTCGTTAGCAACAGCCATTACAGGCTGATATGCTGCAGGGTTTTGTGCAACTACTGCCGCAGCTGATGTGCCATCAAAGCCATCAACAAATACGTCAGGGTCAACACCAGTGCCTAAGTCTACAGTAAATGTAGAACCATCAGAAGCAGTATCAACTTCAATACCTGCGTTTAAAATCATTGTACCTTTTGGTACAGCGATTACAGGAATGATATCGTCTGCTGCAAGAGCACCACCTTTATCAGATAAAGCAGTTGCTAAGTTCAATGTAGTTTGAACCAAGTATGGATTTCTTCCACGCTGCGAATTACCTCTCGCTGCTTGAAGTGTATTATCACCTAATGCCATAGTTTATTCTCCTACTTTAAGTTATATGCTGCAGTTACGATAGCTTCAGGTCGAAGTATCTTTCTGCCGTACAAATGCATACCACGAACAATATCAGCGAAACTATCAGGGTCTCTGTAAGTTTCTGTCTTGTTGATTTGTTCAGCAGTTGCTACTGCTGATGAATGACCTGCTA